CATGTCCTGTTGAAGTTTGTACATCCACTCGTCTCCATACAATTCTTGAAGCGCCATACCAATAGACCAACGCACATCGTTGGGGTCTTGCATGTGATTCATGGCTTCCGTGAAAACTTTGTTCAAGTCGATAAATACGTTCATTTGCTCTCTCCTTTAAGTTCTGAATTCGTACACGATGCCCACATCTGCGGCATCCACAGGGAAACGCTTGGCTTTCTTGATGCAGTTGGCGATGCGTTCACGGTAGTCAGGATGGTATCCACGGTGAAACTCGTCTACGTCATCTGCAAGGATGCGTTCGCACTCGGCGTCACTATGTGCAACAACAAGTTGTACACCGCCGTACTCAGATGATGGGAACGGCATCCAGTAGTCCACGATGTAAAGGTTTGGGATTGAGGTTGGGTTTGGATTTGAGTCTTTCATACTGTATGAATCCTTTGAACGATGGCGAAACTGCCACCGCATAGGACATGGTTGCCCATGCCCTACACGCTATAGTCTCTTGTGCTGTGTTGTTACTACAGCACCGTCGTATGTACCCGTAGTACGGGTCGTGCTTCGCTTTTATTGCTTACTAACTGCGATAGTGTTTGTCATCGCCGCATATCCCTGCACAAGCAGGTTCGGGTCTCTAGTGGTTGTTGGTGATGCGTTCGGCTTGGGTTCTAAGGCTTGCCGCCCTGTATGGATAGTGAACCCTTGCTCTCGCATACATACTCCACATTAGGGGTTTAGGACTTTCGCCCACAGCATTCATACAGTATGAAAGCCAGCCCCACACGTATCAGCATTCACTCACGCTCATGCTGATTTAGGCAGTATCTATTTTGGTTTACGCTTTGCATATGCTATCGGTCGTGTTCGGTGCCACATTGACGCACACTACTGACCTACACCACATATACCCTGGACTGACTACCAGACGCCTATTCGCACTAGGAAGATATCAAAATGTGTAATGTGTCGTGGGCTTCGCAATCCATCCTACACGCTACACATATTCCAACTGTGTGCTTCTCGTATACATTAGTTCCGAGCGGCGGTTTGATTCACATGACAAGATGTTGTCATGCGTGTCTTATAGGTTGTTAAAGAGCCTGGGGGCTTGGTCGATGCCAGCTTTCATACTGTATGAAAGTTGCCCCTGTCATTGAAACGTATTTGTTCCGAATGAGCCTCTATTGTAACAGCTTTACATGGTCTTGTCAAGTCAAAATAAGTGGGTGTGAAGGGGTTTCATACAGTATGAAAGAGTGCTGTGAAGTGCAATGTCTATTTTATTCAGCAATATTCTAGGGGTAGGAATAAAAGAAAGTTCAATGATATCAACGTGTTAGGAGGGACGGAGGGTATATTATTCCTTTATTCCTTGATTTTTGAGATTTGAGCCAGAGAAAGCAAGGGAGAGAGAAAATATAGATTTTCACAACACACAGCCAACAAGTTTTTTCTATGATTGAAGATATGCAGAAATGAAAAGGGGGTGTATATATATTTTTATAAGAATATAAGAATAATAGGAGGATAATCCTTCGCAAGTGCTTGATTTCAAAGGAGATTGTTTTATTCCGGTGCATAGAATATTGCAGAATAAAATAGATAATGCTCTTGCTTATTACAGCGTTACGTATTCTGCACAAAAATTAAGCAGGTCGGTGCGGCCAGCGGCGAGGGAACACGTATCAGAAGTGTAATCAACTTTCATACAGTATGAAAGTTAGCGTAACATAGTGGGGTATGTAGCGTGTGTAGCGTAAGTTAATGTATGGCGTAGTAATCTGTTAAGCATCCACGGCCAGCGACGAGGGAACACGTATCACATGGCAAGCGTTTATTTGTATGTTGTAAATAAGGCATGAGCTCGACGTCGGAATGAAACTACAACACACCACAAGATGTGGCAAGGCGTCCAGCGTAGGACTGGATGGCAGGCGTGAAACAGGTATCGGGTACAGGTCTCAAAAATTTTGGGCAAAAAAAAGCCCCGCCGAAGCGGGGCTTAGAGCTTTCATACAGTATGAAAGTTATTTCTTATCGGTCTTGATGCCGTTCATTTCAAGGTAGGATTTAACACCTTCCATCAAAGATTTGATGGTGTCGTCCTTCCAAGCTTTTTCTAGGTCATTGATGAATCCGGTGAATTCATCATCCCGATAAGCTTTGGCAAGCTTTTCTGCAAACTCTGCCTTTTTAGTTGCCGTGTTTGCCGTGCCGCTTGTCGTGCCTTTGCGCTTGGAATTCCAGTCCATGATTTCCTTGCCCGATGCAACTGCCTTTTTAAACGTGGGCAAGTAAACACGTTGTGCCGTGCTAGCCTTTATACCGCCTGCAACGCACCCGTCAACAAACCCCGTTGCAGTAGCGCACCCCGTGCCATCTTTGCGATAGATGCCCACAATAACTTTGCCTTTGTTCAAGGCTTTGATATTGACGTTAATCTCAGCTTTGAGCGCACCCGCTTTGTTTTCCAAATCGTTTGCTTCGCCAAGCTTTCGGCCACATTCAGTAGCAAGTTGCACATTGTCCAAAGACACGGAAGGGAGAGCGGAAGTTTTAGCCATGATGATTTCCTTTCGTCTGGCTATCGGCGAGAACGGAATGTTCTCTCAACCGATGGCTCTATTGTGGCACAAGTAGCTACAGAATGCACGAGATAGCTATTGCCTGACAGTTTTGTGTTTCATACTGTATGAAAGCTAGATGACCCCACCCCCCAAATTTTGAACTTGGTTCCATCGCGGCCTGTACTACTCAAATTTGCTCGTTACATCATCAATTTTTAAAACACCCCCCTGTAGCTCCTCACGCCTAACTCAATCACACTATAAGATGTTGTGCTATGGGGGGGGAGGGGGTCTTTCGTAGGTTTTGTAGGTACCCCCCTACCCCGTTTTTAAAACACCCCCCGGCTTGGAGTCCCAACCTCCTGTTGCATACACTATATATGTATGCTACATTTCGGCAACTTTGGAGTGCCCTTTTCCTCCCATGATTCTTGTAACACCAGAACTCGATGTCCCGCCACCGTTCAAAATGACGGACGAGGACTTATTGGATTTGCGTGAGCGTGCTCAACGTGCGTTCAACACCGTAGAGTTCTTGCAAGAAAACGGCTTGGATGATGCAGCCTGCATCCCAACAGAAGAAGACAAGAAGGAAGCACGTGCTGTTTTCATGGACAGCCCGGCCACACCCCCCACCAATATAAATACACCGGGTAAAGCCCTGATGCTACGGGCGTTGCTCAACGAGTACGACTTTGATGTGGTGCGTAATGCACAGCAGTTGCGTTCATATATAAAACTGAAGTTGCTGGAGAAGTCGGACTGCGGCAATGACAAGGTGGAGTTGAAGGCGCTTGAGATGCTGGGCAAGCTATCAGATGTGGGTGCCTTTGTAGAACGTGTTGAGATAAACGTAACACACCGCACAACAGAAGAACTTGAAAATGAGCTTGCCACAAAACTTTCTGCATACATGAGTGACATCATTGATGTGGACAGTCGTGAGATTCCCGTAGAGTATGACCCGTTGCCACAAGCCCCGGCAGTAGATGTTATCAATATTGATGAAGAACTAGGGTTGGTTGGCGGGGAGCTTGAGACAAATGAGTAACGCCAGCGAGATGTTCAAAAACCCGGAAGTGATCGACCGGGTGCAGCAGCTTACCCCTGCACAACTCCAAGCAGTTATAAAACGGTTCCCCAAAGATGAGCAGGCCACGATCACAGAGATTCTGGAGGAACTGCGTACCCGTAAGATTCGCGCAAAAGCTGCCGATGACTATATGGAGTTTGTCCATGCGGTGTGGCCGGGGTTCATTCATGGTCGGCATCACGAGAGGATGGCCCGCGCCTTTGAAGAAGTGGCCCGTGGGGACGTGAAACGTCTCATTATCAACATGCCACCACGTCATACGAAGTCAGAATTTGCCTCATACCTGCTCCCAGCTTGGTTTTTGGGCAAATTTCCGCACAAAAAAGTGATTCAGACCAGCCACACGGCAGAATTGGCCACGGGATTTGGTCGAAAGGTGCGAAATTTGGTGGATTCGGACGCTTATAGGCGGATTTTTCCTCAAATTGAGCTTCAAACGGACTCAAAAGCGGCTGGTAGGTGGAACACCAACTTTGGCGGGGACTATTTTGCCATCGTTGTGGGCGGCGCGGTGACTGGTAAGGGCGCTGACGTGCTCATTATTGATGACCCGCACTCAGAACAAGAGGCTGCGATTGGTGCGTACAACCCAGAGGTGTACGACAAGGTGTATGAGTGGTACACGTCAGGTCCGCGTCAGCGTTTGCAGCCGGGCGGGGCAATTGTTATCGTTATGACAAGGTGGTCATTGCGGGATTTGACCGCTCAAGTGCTCAAAAGTGCAGCCCAAAGGGGTGGCGAAGAGTGGAAAGTAATCGAATTCCCTGCGATTTTGCCCAATGACAAGCCGCTTTGGCCCGAATTTTGGTCCGAAAAAGAGCTAAAAGCCCTGCGTGATGAGCTTCCAAGTGGTAAGTGGATGGCTCAATATCAGCAGCAGCCGACCTCAGATACGTCCGCAATCATTAAAAGAGAGTGGTGGAAGTGGTGGCCGCATGACAATCCACCCCAGTGTGAGTTCACAATCCAGGCTTGGGATACGGCGCACGAGTTGAAGAAGGTGAATGACTACAGTGCCTGCACCACATGGGGTGTGTTCTACAACGACGAGGACAAGCATCTGCCCAATATCATCTTGCTCAACTCTGTAAAGAAGCGGGTGGAGTTTCCTGATTTGAAGAAATGGGCGTTTGAAGAATGGCAGGAGTGGGACCCCGACTCGTTCCTTGTGGAGAAGAAGGCGGCGGGTGCGCCGCTCATCCAAGAGTTCCGAGCAATGGGTATCCCAGTGCAGGAGTACACCCCAGGCAAGGGGCAAGATAAGATCAGCCGCTTAAATTCTGTGTCGGATTTGTTTGCTTCAGGTAAAGTATGGGCACCACAGACACGGTGGGCTGAAGAACTCGTGGACGAAGTTGCGTCTTTTCCATCGGGCGAGCACGATGACTTGGTGGACTCAATGACGCTGGCACTCATGCGCTTTCGGCAGGGCGGGTATATGCGCTTACCTACTGACGAGGCGGATGAGATTAAGTATTTCAATGGTTACCGCCGAGAGCGGTACTACACAGTGTAAGGACAAGATATGGCTACAAGTTCAATGGACAAAGGTCTGTATGCGGCTCCTCTGGGGTTGGCCGAGATGGAGGACGGCCCCGAGTTGGAGATTGAGATTGAAGACCCCGAAGAAGTGCGTATTGGCATAGATGGGTTGGAGATTGATCTGAAGCCGCAGAAAGAGACGGATGAGGACTTTGACGCCAACTTGGCCGAGTACATGGACGACAGCGACTTGCAGTCTCTGGGCGAGGACTTGATTGAAGACTTTGGCAAGGACATCAACGACCGCAAGGACTGGATGCAGACTTATGTTGATGGTCTGAAACTGCTGGGGCTGAAGTATGAGGAGCGCACGGAGCCGTGGCAGGGAGCGTGTGGTGTGTTCCACCCCATGCTGACTGAGAGCGTGGTTTTGTTCCAGGGCGCGGCTATCACCGAGACATTCCCAGCGCAAGGCCCTGTGCGCACAAAAATCATGGGTAAAGACACCCCTGAGAAGAAAGAAGCGGCGACTCGGGTGCAGGACGACATGAACTTCCAGCT